AATATTATATCGGATGGCCGCCACGTGTCTGATCTAACCCATGGAACTTCTAATATAAATGTACCCCTAGTACCCCCAATTCATAGGAATTTGAGCGAGATAGCTATTGGGGGTACACACATCTTATTACAAAAATGCCACGAAAGGGTTCTTTCTATGTTAAAGCCAAAAACTATTTCATCACTTATCCAGACTGCTCTTTAACCAAAGAAGAAGCACTTTCCCAATTACAAAATCTTTCTACACCCGTGAACAAGAAGTTCATCAAAATCTGCAGAGAACTTCATCAAAATGGGAACCCTCATCTCCACGTGCTTGTTCAGTTCGAGGGTAAATACCAGTGCACAAATAACAGATTCTTCGACTTGGTGTCCCCAAACAGGTCAACACATTTCCATCCAAACATTCAGGGAGCTAAATCCAGTTCCGACGTCAAGTCCTACATCGCAAAGGACGGGGACACCATTGAATGGGGAGTGTTCCAGATCGACGGTAGAAGTGCTCGAGGCGGTCAACAATCAGCTAATGACGCAGCTGCTGAAGCGTTGAACTCTGGAACAAAGGAGGAGGCCATGCAAATCATAAAAGAGAAATTACCAGAAAAATTTCTATTCCAATATCATAACTTATCAAGTAATTTGGATAGAATCTTCGCAAAGGTTCATGAGCCATGGACTCCTCCATATCACCTCTCCTCTTTCACAAAGGTACCGGCCGAGATGCAACAATGGGCTGATGACTATTTCGGCAGAGGTGCCGCTGCGCGGCCGGAGAGGCCTGTGAGTATCATAGTAGAAGGTGATTCAAGGACAGGGAAGACGATGTGGGCTCGTGCGTTAGGCCCACATAATTACCTCAGTGGACACCTAGACTTCAATTCCAGAGTCTATTCAAATGAAGTGGAATATAACGTCATCGATGACGTCGCACCGCAATATCTAAAGCTAAAGCACTGGAAAGAACTTCTGGGGGCCCAGAAGGACTGGCAGTCAAATTGCAAATACGGCAAGCCAGTTCAAATTAAAGGAGGGATCCCATCAATCGTGCTTTGCAATCCTGGTGAGGGTGCCAGCTATAAAGAATTCCTGGACAAAGCTGAAAACTCAGCTCTCAAGAATTGGACTATCAAGAATGCTAAATTCATCACCCTCACAGCCCCCTTGTATCAAGAAGGCACACAGGCAAGCCAAGAGGCGGGCCATCAGGAGACGCAGGATTGATTTAGATTGCGGGTGCTCCATATACCTCCACATAGGCTGTACAGGTCATGGATTCACGCACAGGGGAACTCATCACTGCACGTCAGGCAGAGAATGGCGTCTATATCTGGGAGATAGAAAATCCCCTGTATTTCAAGATAGACAGAGTAGAGGAACTACTATACACCAGGACCAGAGTGTACCACGTCCAGATACGATTCAACCACAACCTGAGGAGAGTGTTGGGTCTCCACAAAGCCTACCTGAACTTCCAAGTCTGGACGAAATCGATGACAGCTTCTGGGTCAACTTATTTAGTTAGGTTTAGACGGTTAGTCAATATGTACTTAGACAACTTAGGCGTAATTTCCATTAACAATGTAATTAGAGCTGTGCAGTTCGCAACAGACAATGCGCATGTAAGTTATGTAATTGAACATCATGAAATAAAATTCAAATTTTATTAATTTGTTATCGAATCATAAAAATAGATTCGAATTTTCAATGTCGCATACACGGGGTTAGAAGCATGTGTACATGCCATATACAATAACAACGCGTTCTCAGTGTGATTCTCGTACTTGCCAGCCTCTTGGTGGTTGTAAACCACATGGTTGTTGACCTTCCAGAAACGCCTGACCAAAGCCTGCTCGTTGCTAGCATATTGACCACCTGTGACCTTGCCGTAGAACCTATGCATAACCTGGTAACGATCCCTGAGATCGTTTTTCACAGTGGCAGTACTGGGCTCATTGTCATACATGTTGAACACTTGGCCAAAGTCCATTGGAGTGCCATATGGTCGACGGTCCCTGACCAACCAGAACATAACACTGTTCGTGTGGTTCTTGAGCTTGATGTTCTCATCCATCCATATCTTACCTAAAATATACACAGACTTAACACAAAAACGCTTACCCACACGGTGGGTAATGCCATTACCACGAGTGACATCAGAAATACACATCACCTTGCCGACGTGGGAGATATCATGACGCTGTTCATAGGACTGTACCTTACACGGGCCTTCGCAACCTCTGGGCACGTCGGGCGTCCGTAAAGTCCGATAGATCAAGGGCTTCCTGTACATAGGCCTATTAACCCATTCTGAGGCCCGTGTCTGTTTTGGGCCACCACCTCCACGTGGGGAGAAATTCAACGTGCGACGAACCTTTGAGGTTCCAGCAATCGAGCGCCAAGATGAATCGCGCTTAGTCATTTTGAATTAAAGACTGTGGCCCAAACCCGCTTTTCCTTTATAGGCCCAGACAACAACTTAGGGCCCAAGTTGTTTAAATTAATTAGGCGCGGCAGGCGCAATATGATTGGACGATAGCGCGAGTGAGAAAAGCGGGGCGCGCGTGGAAAGTAAAAGGCGGAAAAATCGCGCGGCCATCCGGT